GTCGATACACCAAAAGACAAGGTGATGGCTGCGAATGGTTATCACTTCAGTAGAGACAAGCAGGGTTTTCTACCAGAGATGATGCAGAAGATGTATAATGATCGTGTCATCTACAAGAAGAAAATGATTGAGTCTTCTAAGAAATATGAAAAGACTAAATCACAAGAAGACGCCAACGACATAAGTAAATATCACAATCTACAGTTGGCCAAGAAAGTCCAATTGAATTCAGCTTATGGTGCGCTGGGAAACAAATGGTTTAGATTCTTTGATGTTAGGCATGCCGAAGCGATTACGTTATCTGGTCAGTTGTCTATTAAATGGATAGAAAGGCGAGTTAATGAATACCTCAATAAAGTCTTGGCTACAACAGACGTGGATTACGTGGTCGCTTCTGATACGGACTCGCTATACATTAGTTTTGATAAACTCGTTTCTAAGAGCATTGAAGAAGGAAAAATCCTACAGGATGGTTCGAGTGAGATACAAACCGAACGAGTGGTATCTTTTCTTGATCGCGTGGCTCGACAAGCAATCGAACCGTTTATTGATAAAAGTTATAAGGAACTTGCTGTAATAATGAATGCATATGATCAGAAGATGATCATGTCTAGGGAAATTATTGCGGATAAAGGGATCTGGACAGCGAAGAAGCGTTACATACTAAACGTGCATGACAGCGAGGGTGTGCGCTATGCTGAACCCAAGCTGAAGATGATGGGTATAGAAGCCGTCAAGTCAAGCACACCACAGATATGTAGAGACAAGATTAAAGAGACCCTACACATCATCATGAATCAAGATGAACAATCTGTTCAGAAATTCATAAGAGATTTTCAAGAAGAATTCTCACAGCAGCCGTTTGAAGCGGTTGCGTTTCCCCGTGGTGTATCTTCACTAGTACCAACGATAAGCAAGACTGGTAGAAATATTGGTACACCTATCCATGTGCGTGGAAGTCTGATATATAACGACCTGATCGACAAAGAAAAACTAAATAGAAAGTACGAATTGATTAAGGACGGTGAGAAGATAAAATTCTGTTATCTGAAGCTACCTAATCCCGTCCGCAACAATGTCATATCTATAATTAATGTATTACCAACAGAGTTTGGCTTAGAAAAATATATCGACTATGACTTGCAATTTAGTAAAACATTCCTTGAACCCATCAGATTAATTCTTGACTCTGTGGGTTGGAAGACAGAAAAACAAAACACGCTGGAGGCGTTATGGCAGTAGAAAACACAACAACAGATTTCGATTTTGGATTTACTATCGTTGATGAAGATGAACTAACTATCGTCACTGAACTACAAGCAGAGAAGGAGAAGGTGGAGCGCAAGGTAACTTTATCATCTTCTGAGAAGGAAAAGCTTGACAATAAGATCAATACGTTGTATAATATGTTTCAACCGTTGCTAAACAATCTTGCGCTGAACCCAGAGAAGGACTACATACTTTGGCCAAATCGTTTAGAGAAAATCGAAGAGTTCCGTGATAAAATTGATTCTGTATATAAAGGATAAATGATGGTGAATTTTCTACATGATGTTATAGCTGGTATTGACAATACCAATCTCGCGACAGACGGATCAAACAGTTCTGAATTTACAGGCACTATTGATACCGGGTCGTATATTTTGAATGCTGCTCTCTCTGGTAGTATATATGGTGGAGTACCAAACTCTAAGATCACTACGTTCGCTGGGGAGAGTGCGACAGGTAAGACATTCTTTGTGCTTGGTATTATGAAGAAGTTCCTTACTGATAATCCTACAGGCGGTGTTATCTATTTTGACACTGAGGCTGCGGTGACTAGAGATATGATGCAGTCCCGTGGCATCGATGTAGATCGGGTTGTTATTTCAGAACCAGATAGCATCGAATCGTTTCGAACGTCGGCTGTACAGATGCTCGACAAATACATTGACAATCTTGAAGATAGATTCTCTAGAACAAAAACAGAAACGCCACCCATGATGATGGTTCTTGATAGTCTCGGTATGCTATCGTCTATTAAAGAATTAGCAGACGTTACTGAAGGCAACGACAAGCGAGACATGACCAAATCACAGCTACTACGTGGCACATTCCGCGTACTCGCACTGAAGCTTGCCAAAGCTAACGTACCACTGCTGGTGACTAATCATACGTATCAGGTGATTGGTTCTTATGTTCCTATGAGTGAAATGTCTGGTGGTGCAGGACTCAAATACGCATCTTCATCTATTTGTTATCTAACGAAGAAAAAAGATAAGGAGGGTAAAGATGTTGTCGGCAATATCATACGTGTTACTATGCATAAAAGTCGCTTTACGAAAGAGAACAAACAGATCGAAGTGAAGTTGTCTTATGCAAGTGGCTTAAATAAATATTATGGACTACTTGACTTGGCCGAGAAATATGATATAATAAAGAAAGTGGCTACTAGGTATGAAATGCCTGATGGCTCAAAGCATTTTGGAAAAACAATCACAGAGGAACCTGAGAAGTATTTTACTGAAGATATTATGCGTCAATTAGAGATTGCGGCTGGGGTCGAATTCTCGTATGGAACAGATGAGGAAATTGATAGTGAAGATCGAAACAACGATATTGAAACACCTACTGAATGATGAAAATTATACACGGAGGTCTTTACCATATCTAAAGGCTGAATATTTCTCTGAAAAATCTGATAAGTTTGTATTTGAAGCTATTGATAAGTTTATCAACAAGTACAATAATATGCCTACGAGAGAGGCGTTGATTCTTGAAATAGATTCAGGAAGCAATATTACTGATAGTGATTTCGAATCATGTAAAAGTACTATATCAGAATTGGTTGTAACTGAGGAAGAAAATGAAGAGTGGTTACTGGAAACGACTGAAAAGTTCTGTCAAGAGAAAGCTTTATATAATGCTATCATGGAATCAATATCTATAATTGATAGCAAAGATGAAACTGGTAAGATACCAGAAATTCTCACAAAAGCATTGGGAGTATCATTCGATCCAAATATTGGTCATGATTTCATTGATGACTCTGAGGAACGATATGATTTCTATCATAAAGTAGAAGAGCGTATCCCGTTTGATCTTGACTATATGAATCGTATCACAAGCGACGGACTACCGAAGAAAACACTGAACATAATTCTAGCAGGCACAGGCGTGGGTAAATCTCTTGTCATGTGTCATATGTCAGCAGCTAATCTTATGGACGGTAAGAACGTGCTGTATATCACGCTGGAGATGGCCGAGGAGCGCATCGCTGAACGTATTGATGCTAATCTACTCAACGTACCTCTTGATGAATTAGTAGACTTATCAAAAGATATGTACGATAAAAAGATCAGTCAAGTTAAAAATAAGACAACAGGTAAATTGATCGTCAAGGAATATCCCACAGCCGTAGCAGGCACAGGTCATTTTAGACATTTGATTAATGAACTAAAATTGAAACGCACATTTATACCAGACATCGTATACGTAGATTATCTAAATATATGCGCTTCATCAAGAATGAAAATGGGTGCTGCTGTCAATAGCTACACGTACATCAAAGCGATTGCTGAAGAGTTGCGTGGTCTGGCTGTAGAGAAAGATATTCCTATCATATCAGCGACACAGACGACTCGCTCTGGTTTCAGCAATAGTGATCCTGGTCTTGAAGATACGTCAGAGAGTTTTGGTTTGCCAGCGACGGCCGACTTCATGATAGCTCTGATCACGACAGAAGAGCTTGAAGCATCTAATCAGATCATGATAAAACAACTGAAAAATCGATACAACGATCTAGCAAAATACAAGCGGTTCGTTGTCGGTATAGATAGAGCCAAAATGAGGCTATATGACATAGACGATAATGAACAGACTTTGGTGGACGATGCTCCAGTGATGGACAATTCAGATTACGGTATGCGCATGGATGAAGACGACAAAATGCGTTGGTCAACGAAGAAAATGGGCAGAAAGGATTTTAGTGGATTATTGACATGAAAAAATACACAGTAAGACGGCACGGTGATATCTACAAGATTTATGAGGCTTCTACCAAGCAGTATGTCTCTGCGTACAGCGAGAAGGATCCAGCAGATCATACATGCGAAAAACTGAACGCAGGCTGTGGATTTGCGGGTAATACCCCCTCATTTATAGCCAGAAGCGTACCCAGAAACGACGGCCGATATCGAGATATTGACGGTCAAACTGTCTCATCATGAATCTTTTTTCAGGTATCGTTATATATCAATGACTTAGCAGGTACGATTTCTCTTGACTTTGATACAATCGTATGCTATTATGTATATATGATGAGAAAACAGAGAGAGAAAACATGATTGGTACGACACTAGAGTTTAATTACGGCGCGATGTTTGCTCCTGAGTTTGGTACGGTAACTGCTGTGCGCGACGATGGCGTTGCAGAGGTTCTTGTCGATGGTACAGACAAAGAGTTTATGGACCTGATCGAAATCTCAAAA